TGATACTACTGATCCAACCGAAACAGATACTACTGGTGATGGCACTGGAGATCCTACTGGTGAAGGTACTCCAGACGGTACTACAGACGGTACTACAGACGGTACTACAGACGGTACTACAGATGGTACTACAGACGGTACTACAGACGGTACTACAGACGGTACTACAGACGGTACTACAGACGGTACTACAGACGGTACAGGAGAAGGAGAAGGAGAAGGAGAAGGAGAAGGAGAGGGAGAAGGAGAGGGAGAAGGAGAGGGAGAAGGAGAGGGAGAAGGTGAAGGAGAGGGTAGTGGATCAGGAAGTGGGAGAGGAAGGGGAAGCGGTAGTAGCAACCTTCTTATGGCTATGTTGGGTGCCCCTGATGCTCAAGGACAACAAGTTACAGTTCCTGAATCAAAGCCAGCAAACATAGAATATTTCTATGATTTTGATAGTATATTCGCTAATCCTAAACAGGCTTCGTTGTTTCCTTCACCCTATAAAAAGAGGGTGCAACCGCCTCCTAATAACCAAGGAATTATGCAAAATAAAGGATTATTTAATCAACCGTTTGGACAGCCGTTTGGGCAACCTCAACCAAGACGTATGGCTAGAGGCGGGTTAGTAAACACAACGACTGATGATTTATTACGTATCATTGGAGGGAAATAATGGGTAATTGGTGGAATGATTTAGTAGATGGTGTTTTAGGTTTTGGTGGTAATGCAGTAGATTTTTTCACTAGTAAAGGTGGAATACAAATGCTAATGGACTACGGCCTTTCCGGTTGGGGCCAGAAGCAAGGGTGGTTTGATCCAAATATTACCCCTACCGGCTATCAAGGCGGTATTCCCCGGTATGATGCTGTTAGAGAACGCGTCCCTATGGAGTATGACCCCCAGAGAAGGCCCGGAAGTATGGGCCAGCGTTACTTTTCTGATACTTTCTATGCTGAAAGGCCAGAAGGCGCTAAACCCATGACTGTTGAAGAGGCTCGTATTCAAGCTGCAAATCAAGCATCAGGGTTAGCCGCGTTAAATACAGGTAATAAAACTGCACAAGCTGCTACACGCCGCCCTACTTACACTACTGGTACAACGACATCTACTCCTGCATCTGATGTAATTAACACCACACCTGTCGATACAGGGGAAGAAGACGAAGATGAAGATGCAATACAATTAACGGGAAATCAGACAGGCGGGGTTGCAGGAGGTATGCGGTATGGTGGAATAGCCTACTTAAATAAAGGGCGATATCTTAATGGTATGACAGATGGCATGGCTGATAGGATTCCTGCTAGTATTGACGGAACCCAACCTGCTGCATTAAGCGATGGAGAATTTGTAATCCCTGCGGATGTAGTAAGTCATTTAGGTAACGGAAATTCTAATGCGGGGGCTAAAGAATTAGACCAAATGTTGAATCGAATACGGAAAGAACGTACAGGGAACCCTAGACAGGGTAAACAAATAAACCCTAACCAATTTTTACAGGGGTAAATTATGAGTACTGACACAACCACGGCACCTACAGATCCTAATGTAGGGCAGCATACAGGGACTGAATCTTCTCTTTCTAGTTGGGCTGGCCCTTACGTTACTGAGATGTTGGGTAAAGGTTGGGCGGCTGCGGATCAACCCTATCAAGGATGGCAAGGCCCACTAACAGCGGGAACTTCTACTTTACAGGATACAGCCTTCCAAGGAATTGGTAATTTAGCCGCGCCTACTGGTGCTATGGGAGCTTTTGATGCGTCTGCGGCCCAGCAGTATATGAATCCCTATATACAAGCTGCTTTACAACCGCAATTAGCTGAAATGAGAAGGCAATCCGAAATTAGTGGTCTAGCTGATACGTCCAGATTAACTAAAGCAGGGGCTTATGGTGGCACGCGTCAAGCTGTTATGGATGCAGAAAGAGATCGTGCATTACAAGCTAATATCGGAGCAGCAGCAGGTGCTGGGTACGCAAAAGCATTTGATAAAGCGGCTGATTTGTTTGGTAAAGATAGAGGGTATGGCTTACAAGCATTAGCCGCACAACAAGCCGCAGGTAGAGAACAGCGAGCTATAGAGCAAGAGGGTATAGCCGCAGATCGTGCTCAGTTTGAAGAAGAAAGGGATTTCCCATACAAGCAAGCTCAGTATATGCAGTCATTACTACAAGATATGCCGCTAGCAGCTCGGTCTTATAACTACGCTCAACCAAGTGCTTTGAGTAATATCTTAGGTAACTCAGACTTACTTAACGAAATACTTGGTATATATGGCGGCGGTGGTGGCGGTGCTGGTGGCGGCAGTGATGCTGGTGGTAGTGGCGATGCAGAGGCAACGGGGTAATAAACTATGATAATGCCTATAGATAGACAGATACAACAACGAATGGCTGCGGTTGGTAATAGCCCTGATCGTGCAATGCAAACCTTTAAGCAAAAAGGCGATGTATTAGACCTTATGGTTTTAGAACAGCTTGTATCTAAACAAAGACAATTAAACATGGATAGTATGAAAGAGAAGGGTATAGACCCTACAACTGTCTTTGACCAAAAAATGACTGAAGCGTTAGGTATAGTACAAGGCAAAAATCCTGACGAAGGAAGAAGCATAAATGAGGTATCTGCACGCACTAGGGACACTTTAAACCAACAACAAAATATAGCTAACGCAAAAGCACAACAGGCGGGGGTTACACAACCTCCTAGAATGGGTAGTGCTGGCGGTATGGTAAAAATGGCTGGTGGTGGAATCGTTGGGTTTAGGCAAGGGGGAACAGTTTCTCAAGCAGAAATAGACGCGTATAAAATGCAGAATCCTAACGAACCTTTTGACGATAACACCATTAAATTTATTATTTCTAATATGTCGTCAAACCAACGTAATAAATTAATTGAAGCGGGAAGAGCGTTACAACCTCCTACACCGTATTCAGGACATCCTTTTCATCCTATTCCTGAGAAAAAAGTAGAAACTACTACTACTACCCCTTCTGCTGTTCCTCCTGTTGATCCTAAGACAGATGACCCTAACGCTGGGCTATCCGCTATAACAATGGAGGATGAAGATCTTACTTTACCTAAAGGTGCAGGTAAAACTGCAATGTTAGATGGTGGTATAGGGAACATAGTCGAACAAGATTTACAAATAAAACCCGAAGAAAGAGCGGGTGAAAGGCGCGGTCAAGTTGCGGAAAGTGTAGGCCGTGCCGAAGGTATGGAAGCACTGGGCAGACAAGTAAAAGAAAAACAAGCTCTTACTGACGAGTTATACACTCCTGAACAAGAGGCGCGAAATAGAAAGCGTGCTCTTGTCATTGGCGCTTCTGGAAGAGGTAGTACTGTAGGCGCGGGTGTTGCTGCTGCTATGATGAATACAGAAAACAGAATAAGAGATCAAAAGATGAAGAATCTTGATGCTCTTCAGGGATTAGAACAAAAAGGTATTTTGTTTAGACAACAAACAGGCGAGAAGATGGAGGCTTCTTACGATAAAGCTCTTGATACTTATTACGGCGCTAGAGAAGCTTCTATGGATGCGTTACAAAATGCAAAAGCCCAAGATCTAGCTAATGCGAGAACAAATGCCCAGATTGAATCTAATATTGCAATTCAAAATAATCGTACACTAAACGGAGAGCTTGATAGAAAAGCTGAAATGCAGTTGGAAGAAATGAGGGCAGCTAGAGAAGATAAAAGATACTCCCGTGCGGAAAGATACAAGCGTATGACAGCTATTGAAAAACAACTGTCAGAAAATGCCGCTATGAAACAACAGCTTTACGACCAAGAAAGACTTAAATATGGTGAATTAGCAAATTTGGAAGACATAGAAAGTCGTACTCCCACACAAGAAGCCAAAATACGAGCTATAGAAGCGAAAATACGGATTGATGTAGATGCTAGACTCAACCATAAAACTATAGCTAATGGAAAAATGTCTATAATGGATTTAGAGTCCCAATTAGCTCAAGAACTTGAAAATCTTAGAAGGCAAAATATGGGGGGCGCAGCAAGTTCAAGTGGTGCTGGGTGGTCAGCAGTCCGTCAAACCTCACCCTAAGACATTATTATGCCTACATATTCTATTACTGGGCCGAACGGAAAGACTTATAGCTTAGAAGGGCCAGAAGGTGCTACCCGTGAGCAAATAATTGGTGAAATAAATAGGCAATTACAAGAGCAAGAATACCAAGCTTCTCGTCTATCACCAGCAGATATAGAAGAAAGGCAAAGAAAAGCCGCTGAAGAGTTAGAGACAGCAAGATTTGCCGATGAAAACGCATTCATGCGTGGTATTGATATTGGTAGTGATCAGATAGCTCAAGCTACAGGCTCATCTTTAGAAGGGCTTGGTAGTCTTTTAGGGCTTCAAGGACTTGAAGAGTACGGTGCTGAAGTTGCTTTAGAGAATGAAGCGGATATCCAACGCAAATCCCGATTTAGTAAAAGATGGGATGACGTAGAAGATATTAGTAGTTTTGGTAGTTATTTTGGTGAAACACTAGGACAAACTAGCCCTATAACTGCTATTGGTATGGGTGCTGCTATAGGTGGTTCGGCTGGTGCTGCTTTTGGCGGTATTGGTGCATTCCCCGGAGCGGCTATTGGTGCTATAGCAGCGGGCATTTCCCAACTCCCTTTCTTCTTTGGTATGAACCGTGAACGCCAAAAAGAAGCTATAGACCAAGGATTACAAACAGAAGTAGACGAAGGGGCTGCTTTTCTTGGGGCTTTAGGACAAGCTTCTTTACAAGGTATTGCAGACCGTTTGTTAGTTGGTATGGGTATGACACCCAGATTGATCCAACAAGGCGGTTTATTTACGCGAGGAGCTAAAGGTATAGGCGCGGGTGCAGTAGTCGAAGTACCTAATGAAATAGGCCAAGCTATAATTGAACGTGCTCAAGCTGGACTGCCTATAAACCCTTGGGAAAGTGATGAAGCATATAAAGAATACAAAGAAGCAGGTATTGCTGCCGGTCTAATAGGCGGTACGATTGGAGGCGGTGCCAACGTATTGCAGGGTGGAATAGAAGCTCCTGTAATAGATGATACTGCTCCCGGTACACAATTTGATTTATTCCCCGAAGAATTAGAAACAGCTCAAGCAGAAAGAGAAGCAGCTAGAGCAGAAGAAAAAGGACAGTTAAGTTTATTTGATGACGATGAGCTTGCTCCTGCTCCCGTAGAGTCTGTAGAGACTGAAACAGAGGGAGAAAGAAGGCAGCTTGGTTTATTTGATGCCGAACCAGAACCCTCTGCACAACTAGAACTTCCATTAGAATCAGCAGGTTTAGGAGCTTTAGATGTTGCAAGGGAGCAACAATTACAAAGAGAAGCTAGTGAACGTCTGCAACAATTCCCTCTTCCTGCTGGTGATCCCCAACAAGATATGTTTGCTCTTGAAAAAGAACAGTTACTTGAACGAGGGTTTGAACCTGAAACAACAGTAGCAGAAACCGATGCCGAATTAGAAACTTTACTTCGTGATCCTGCTCAAATGGATCTAGTAGATGAAATTGAATTTCAAGAATTAGCAGACGCAGAAGCAGCCGCAGAAGAAGCAGAGTTTCAACAATTACTAGAAGAAGAAGCGACTGTTGAATTAAAACAGAAAAACAAAAAGTTAAGACGAGTACAGTCTGCTATTGAACAAGGAAGAAAAGATAAAAGCATTCAAGCTAGACAGAATGTATTAAATACAGTACTAGAAGCTTCTAGTAATACAGGTAGCCGAATAAATTTAGAGAATCGTTTTTCTAAGGCATTAACTAAAGCTGGGTTTAGTAATACGGCTCTCACAGAACAAGAACAGGTACAAATAACTAACCATACGTTAGGAGTAGCAGAACGAAAAGCTGCACTTAGTCCCACAGAAGATACTGGAGCTGATGTATCTGGAATGGAAGCTTTCATCCCTGAACGGGGTGCTAGGCGCGGAGCTGATGAAGCTCAAGACGTTGGACGCGAAGCTGATGAGGTTCAAGACGTTGGGCGCGGAGCTGATGAGATTATAGAAGAAGATATAGTAGAGGCGAGGCCAGAGACTACTGTAGAAGAAGATATAATAGAAGAACAAGCCCCTACACCTACACCCCCTCCCCCTGCATCTGAACAAGCGGCTTTCTTAACTCCACAAGCTGAAACACCTGCGACAAGAGATAGGACGGCTGAATTTGAAGCCGCTGGGGCAATTGATGAGGCTGTTGATGTTAGTGGTACAGGCGTAGTAGGGACAGAAGCCGCAGATGTCATTCTAGCAGAAGACCTTGATACAGATGCACAGATAAAGCGAGAAGTAGAACTAGCACAGGAATTAAAAAGAAGAGCAGATCAACTCGTGAAGAGGACAGACGCCGCCCTTAAAATTAAAGAACGAACCCCAGAAGAACGTAGTGAAAGACAAGACGCAATAAAAGAATTAATGGATGATGGTCAAAGTAGGGCAGAGGCAATAAAAACACTTGATGCTGAAGCGCAACAAACGAAAACAAAAGAGCGGCAAGAACAAGTTGCCAAAGAGGAGCAAGCTGAAACTAAACGAAAACAAGCCCGTAAAGCTAAAGAACTTGAAGCTAAAAAAGCTAAGAAAGAAGCAAAAGAAGCACCAAAGACTGTAAAGACTAAAAAGTGGGGGTTTATTTCCCAAGAAGAGGCCGACAATATAGCTGAAATAGCGCAAGATAATGAATCTTGGGTTGATGCAAATTTACGGGATAGTGGGGCGTTTGCTCAGTTTGTTAAGAATATAAAGGACTATAAAGGGTTTAGGGAAACTGTAGGTAAGATCACACCCACCGCAAAAGACATGGCTGCTATCAAGAAGTTGTTAGCAGGGGGGATACCAAAAAACAAAGAATCTGATGAGTATGCGGCTTATTTCTACCTTAAAAAGATGCCCCATGCTGTAGATGCTTTATACATGGCGATCTTTGATACTGCCCATGATTCTCCACGATATAGAACTCAAGAAAAGGATAAGCGCAGTGAAAAAGAGATAAAGGCCGACACTAAACAAGTGCTTGAGTTACTTAGAGGGGACAAACCTTACGAAGAATTTACAGAAGTTGAAGCTGAAAAAATTCAGCGTTGGTACTTTACCGGCACAAGTCGTGAAGCTGGTCTTAATGCCTTAAAGTGGGCTAATAAAAATCTATCTCCAAAAACTAACAAATGGATAAATCTTGAACTGCAAAAAGAAATTGATGCTCTGACAGAAATAAGATTATCCTTTAGGGAGAAGGTAGCGCAGAGAGAATTAAAGAAAAAAACAACTATACGAGATATTGCTAAGACCATCACCCGAGTAAAAGGAGCAGGATTCTTTAGGGGTAAAGCAGAAAAGCCGGGATCTATTACAGCACTTAGCGAAACACAACTTAAAGAATTAAATGCTCTAATAGAAGCAGATACCGATCTCTCTGTATCAGAGGCTATAGATAGTATAGGAGGTATCTATCCTTCTATTGGAGAGAATATTGACCTAGAAGCTCCTATCCATCCTACCGTATATATGGCGTTAGAGGGGTCTTTAGGAGTACCAAACAAGGGTAATTTAGAACTTGCGCTAGAACTGATAGCCGACACTTCTGACAGCCCACGGGTTAAACAGATAGCTTCTGTAATGGCTAAGATGGTGGGTGAAACTAGGGTAGTATTAGGAGTTTACACTAAGGACTTACCGGCAGACGCTACATATGAAGAAAAAGTTGTAGCTGCCGTATTAGACAAATCAAGAGATGAACTTCGTGTTAGAAACCCTGATGCTGAATCAGTAGGTACTTATACTGGAACTACAAAAACTAAGTATCCTAAAGTAGATGCTATTCTAAATAATGTTATTGTTTTAAACATAAGTCCTGATGTAGACCGTATATCCGCCGTGTCGCTCTTACATGAAATGGCTCATGCTATTACAGCAGAAAGCTTAGAAAACAAAAAATTACCTACCACTAAAGAGCTTGAAAGACTCTTCGAGCAAGCTGAACCTTTACTAGGCACTGCTTACGGGGCAGAGAACGTATTTGAGTTTGTTGCTGAAGCGTATACCAACGAACAGTTCAGACAAGCATTAGCGACCATACCCGCTGCCGGTAAAGAAGGGCAGTTAATGTATGAGCCTATGAGTGTCCTTCAAAAGATGCAAGATATCATAGCTCGTATATTCCAGAGATTAGGGTTTAAGATGGTTAAGCGTCCTGAACGCAGAACTATAAAGACCTTAGAGTTAGTTGACCCACTAATAAGTGAAATAATGGCTCCTTCGACAGGAGGGTATAGCGGCCCAACCTTATCTATGATTGCTACAAGTAATCAAGTATCGAGTTTTGTAGATAAAGTTATTGCAACAACAAGAGAATCAGCAAAATTAGAAGAAGCCAAAGGTTTACCTAAATTTGTAGGTTATTTTAAAGATGTTTTTACCGATGGGCGTATACCAAAAACCGTTAAAGCAGCGGCTACTTGGGCGCTTTCTTCCGCGGGTATGGCAGATGTCATAAGAGGAGCGTACAAATCCGAAGCTGGGTTTACTATACATAGATTATTTGGTGGGCAAGAAGCTGAAATACAGCAAATGTCTAACACTATGAGGGCCACTGTAAAAGAACTTGCTTTGTGGGAGCAGAATAACCCAGATGAAGTAGCTTCTTTTAATCAATTAGTGAACCTTAGTACCTTTTTTAAAGTACATTTAGGTAACTATAAATTTAAAGAAGGGAAGTTTAAAGGGACTAGAATAACTAAAAAAAGCTATGAAAAAAGCGGTGAAGTAGATGAGAAAGGGGTAGAGCTTAACAACATCGGTCAGCCTTACGACGAAAACCAAGTAGAGTTTTATGAAAAAATGAAGCCCGCTTATGACGCATTAAGAAAAAGTGGCGGGGCTGCTAAATACAACGAAGTATTTAAAACATACGAAATAATCCTTGAGCGTATGAAAGATAACCTCAATGCTAGAATTGATGCCATTGTTGCTGACGGTATGCAAGGTGCGGTAGAAAAGTATGAGAAGGAAGGGTTAAATACAAAAGAAGCGACTAAAAAAGCAGAAGCAGAAGGTGAGGCTGATAAAAAACAATTTAAGAATTTAATCGCTAGTAAACTGTTTAACAAAGCTCATATCAATCCTTACTCTCCCCTTACCCGCGAAGGTGATTTCTGGTTACAGTACAACGTAAATGCAGAACCTGTATTCCAGACTTTTAATAGTAAAGCACAGCGTGATGCGGCAGAAGCAGAACTAAGGACGAATGAAGTTGTTGATTCGGACTCCATCGTGTCTTTTGAAGGGTTAGAAAATATAAACTATCAGAACGTGCCTCCTACTTCTTATGTAGGACAGGTTCTAGCTATATTAGAAAGCCAAGGCGTACCTAAAGAAGTAAAAGATCAAATAGTGGGCGCGTTTGTAGACGCTGCTCCTGAAAGTTCTTTTGCTAAATCCCTTCAGGGACGAAAAGGAGATTATGGAAGACTTGGTTTCCAACAAAGTGTATTACGCGGCTTAAATCTAAAGGGGTTCGGCCTATTACGGCAGACCGTAAACATTAAGTACACTCAAGAAATATATGCTGAAATTAGCAAATTCGATACAGACTTAAAGAAAAAAGTAGAAAGGGCTAGTTATTTAAATGCGGCTTTAAAGAGCGCAGAGGCAACAGAAAATGAACAAAAAATAAAAGCAGCACAAAAAGAAATTGATGCGTTTGAAAAAACAAACGGTAATATTAAGCTTTATACAGCCGCTGACCACAGCGTTCTTATTAATGATCTTAGGTCTCGCGCACAAGTAGCAACTAATCCTTCTAATAGCCCGTTAGAGAGGGCGGCTGTAACGGCTAATCGACTAACTTTCTTAGGTACGATAGGGGCTAACGTATCATCCGCCATACTGCAAATGGCCTCCATACCTATGGTACTGATGCCTCATCTACAAGGTAAAACAAGTTGGAGATCCGCACATAGAAATGTAATGGCGGCTAGTAGAGCCTTTGCGGGCAGTGGGCTTTCTCAGGAAGTTACAGCGTTTAGTGGTCGTACACAGGCATTTAAAGAATCTTTTGTAGGTGCGCCTTCCATAGATAATTATTACGTAGCCGATGAAAACGGTAGGTTTAGTTTGCGATCTGGTTTAAACCTAGATAATGAAAAAGTTTTCTTTGAAATGCCTATAAAAGGTAAAACCAACGGTAAACAGAATACTAAAAAACTAACGCATAAACAGTTTGTTGAAATGATACTACCTGTTGTTCAAACCGCTTCAGATAGAGGGCTTCTTAGTAAGTCCTTAATGGCAGATATACTTGCATTAGATGTATCAGGTAAGAAACAAGAAACTTTTGGTAAAGAATTATGGGAAGTATTTAACACAGCTACTGCTCTTCCTTTCCAAGTATCCGAACGCTATAACCGCCAAACCGCTCTAATAGGGTCATTCCTGAATGAAATGGAGCGGTTAGCAACTAACCCTAATGAAAGGAAAGGGGAAGTAGGTTTAAGTGATGCAGATATGAAGAAGCTGGCTATAGAGAACGCTATAGAAGACACGGAGCAAACTTCCGGCGGTGCGCTTCTTGCTACTGCGCCAAAGGTAGCACAAAGACATATTTTCCGCGTAGCCTCTATGTATAAGACATGGGGTTTACTTATGTATTATCACCAACTTAAGACGGCTATTACCTACGTAGCTAATACACCATTATTTAAAGATGCTGACCCCTATATAAGGAAACAAGCAAGAGATCAAATAATTGGGTCTATTGGGGCAACCGCTTTATTCTCAGGTGTATCGGGAATATCCGTATATGGTGCATTAGTGGGCCTATACGATATGCTCCTTACCGATGAAGATGAAGAGTCAATGGATACTAAGGTACGTAAGTACTTAGGCGAAGAAATGTATAAAGGCGGTGCTAATTATATAACTGACGTTCTAGGCGTAGGGTTGGATGTTTCACAACGTATCGCACTGTCCAACTTAATAGTAGGAACTAACCGATATAACTTTAATAGGTCTCCTGAAGAAGAGATATACGATGTTATGTTTGGTGCCGCAGGGTCAACAGCCGCAAAAATAGGGCGCGGTGTCAGTGATATATTTGAGGGGGAATTCCAAAGAGGTGTAGAACAGGTAGTCCCTGCTTCCGTAGGTAATATGTTAAAAGCAGCCCGTTATGCTACAGAAGGAACGAAAACACGTAGGGGTGACCCGATCACTACAGACTTTAATGCGGGGCTAATAGCCGCTAAGTTCTTTGGTTTCGCGCCTTCGGAATACACATTTGCTCAAGAAGTTGCCCAAGACGTTAAAAGAATAGATAAAGCGGTTAACCAAAAACGAAGTGGGCTACTTAAAAAACTGTATGCAGCGACTAGAGTGGGGGATTCTGGCAAGCGTTATGAAGTACTACGGGAAATAAGAGAGTTCAACAGGAAGCATGGGCGTAAAAATCGCGGTAAAGTAACCATCACTCCAGAGACTATAGATAAGTCTATGGCTCAACATATGAGGCAATCGGGTAAAATGTTTAACGGCGTAGCACTTAGCCCGCTCATGCAAGACCATTTGCTTATGTACGCTGAAGAATATGACAGGGGTTTTGAGCCTTTAAGGTGACCCCTCACCGAACAATAGAACGGTAAGGGGCCGAGTCTAGGGGAGTAAAGTGCAATGATAGGACTCTACCCCTAAATTCTATCATACGGTTCTCCAGAAACGCACGCCTAATTTACCTTTTTCTATACGAACCTTATGCTCCAAAGTCATGCCTTTGGTATGACCTACTTCTATAGTTTCTCTTAAGACCTTATCAGTATTGATACAAGGGATAAATATAGACGATCCGACTACCATCTCCGCCCATCTAATAACTACTCGTACACCATCCGGTGCAACGTCATCAATCTTCCGCATCAACGTCTACACTGGAGCAGTCCACTGAAATCACATCGGTAGATGGCAACTGCATATGTGTGCCTTTGCCTAAACGCATCTTGGTTCTTTTTGCACCTAGCTTGTCTGTTAAGTCTTGTAAGAACGAAGCGTAGTTTATCTGCTGCGCTCCACACCAAGTCCGTAAGAACTTAGGTACTAAGAAAGCACGCTTTGTATCTGTTTCGTACCTAGCAACTAAAGCCCCTCTTGGCAAGGCATCGGGGACAATTAGTTGATTGAGTCCATTATTTTGAGCCTTTCGTAGGTCATCAGTGCTTTTTATCTGTAATATGTTGTTCCAATTCTCGTTTATATAATCATTAAGCAACTGCTCTACAGACTCGTTCATATCATTAGAGGCGTTCTTATTCTTCTTAAGTACTTCTAGTATCCACTTATAAACAGGCTTAGAGTCGTAGGGTAGTAGACCTATCTTATTACATAGAATCAAAGCAGTTAGAGAACACGCAACCCCTGCTGACCAGAACCTGTTCTCCGCCGCCAGCCCTGCCTCCTTATCTATACGCTTCTGTACGTGCTCTAATATCCCTTTTATCTCTTCTAAGTTGTTAATAACGCACTGTACGAACGGTATACCCGCGTGTCCCCAATGGTTAAATATCTCTTTGCTGAACTGATCTGTCCTCTCTTTGTCAGAAGGGGACTTAAACATCTTATCTACTTTGTACTCTAATATACGCTGTGCTTCTGCTTTAGGTGCATTTTTGTACATTCCTATACGTTCAATAATACTTACGTTACCCGTAGATACAGAGTTAAAGCTCCATGAAAGACCGTTGTATCGTTCTACGTTGGCACTACCTGTAAGCCGCCTACGCTGCCTACCACTAACATATTGGTAAGCTAAGTTACTTAAGTCTTTAGGACTGAGGTTAGTAATCTCGTCTAAGAAAAAAGGCAAGCTATGGTATATCTCACCCCGATTCATCTTAGTGTTTAGGGTATCTTCTTTCTCCATCAGCAACTCTTTGGGGTTACCCCACGGAGTCAATGCTGCATACAGTGCTGTTGTTTTTCCGTACCCTGTGTCCTTACTGTGAATATGTAAAGAAGCGCACGCTACTGGCATGAGTTCCATAAGAATAGAACCAAAAGAAGCCCCAACAACATACTGATAAGTCTCTTGTCCTTCTTCATTAAAAAACTCCATCACCTCTTTCCAGCCTTCTAATGTACCTTTCGGTTCAAACGCATGGAATAGCCCCGCTGTATTAGTAGAAGGCGGGTTAAACGCTATACGATCCCCAAATATCTCCATGTTCCCTAGTATAAAAGACTTCATCTCTTCACTAGTCCAACCAAACTGTCGGTGTGCTTCATCAGCCGTAGCACTGGCTTGTAGCTCGTTCACCCACGTAGTTGTGTATTGCATAAGTTCGTCCATCCTACTAACAGCTACGCCCTGCATAGACATATGTTTACGAAACTCCTCCTTAGAGGTAGCCGCAGTGAGGGGTACTGTAAATTCCCTTACTCCGTCTTTGGGTAGGTGAAGCCGCATAACAATAGCTTCACCCATCTCTGCATCGCGTATACGTTTAACTACATACAGATCATTATGATATACCATCTTCTCTTCTATCTCTCCATCAGCACTACTGGAGCGGATGTATATACCTCCCTGCGCCCCTCTAAAATAAGGGCGGGGATAGTCAGGTATGGTATAAACTTGGATTGGATTATTAGGTCTATCTGCCGAAGGAGCCTCGACCACATTATCTCCTTCCTGTGCTTCCTTTATGGCTTTGCCCAACACTATGGGAGATTTTATCTTCCCCCAATGTTTACATTCAGTACATACGTTAGGGTTATATTCATCAAAGGTACTGCATAGATACGGCCCTTTTATAAGGTTCACCTTCTCCATTGTTTCTTGTTCAGAAAACTCTGGGTGCCGTTTCGATATATTCATTATGGCTTTGTCAGAATCTACGCAGAACTTGGCTATTGATAACCCTGCTCTCCACATAGGCTCGCTACACTCTTCTTGTTTTCCAATGATTGCCGCTAGTTGGGCGCAACCATTACCCTCCTTTGTTTTAACCAGAATATCTCTGAATTTAGTTTCCATGTTTCCCATCAAAGCATCCATCATTGCGCTTGAGGGGGCGGGGGTAAACTTCTGAGGAACTGGTATCGATTCTCCACCAAGTATTTCCGAGAACTCTTCAAAGTCTACTAACTCGGGTACTTCTACGCCCATAGGAAGTACTGGAAGAGGCGGATCTCCTTTGTGGTTATGGGTATACGGGACACGAAGTACTCGCGCTCCATCAGCAGTTACCGCTGGATCTGGTAAGAACTTATGGAGACCGCAGTAACGCTTCAGTTGTTCCGCTACAGGTAACCATTTTTCGTACGATACCGCTTTTGATAAAGCCCAATAAACGTGTATACCCCTACCAGAACTAATGATAAGAGGTTTAGGTAATCCCACTGCTTTAGTGAAACTACGTAATGCTTTTAACCCTTCGGTTTGGTCTATGTATTCTTTGCTAGGGCCGCAATCGATATCAAAGAAAAATGATTTTAGCTCTTTAACATTAAGTGTTTTACGAGACCCTTCTTCTTTAAAGGTTCCTAAAGCGAAGTATGTATCGAATCCGCTTTGATCTAAGTTTGTTGCTGTGTGTATTAAGTCTTCTAGTGACGTATAAAATTTCTGTGTTCTTTTTTCTTCTGTGAGTTTTGAAGCGAAGAGGCAGTAATGACCATCCCCGCTAAGTACTCTCTGTAGAAATGTTTTTGAATCCATACCCTTTTACCCATTTTACCCAATGTGAAGAGACACTACGACGGGGGTAGGACAATGCGAAAGCCTACCCTTTCAACCCTGCCGAGGTCTAGCCGTAGTGAAACTGTGAGGAGTTAGTCGTCCCATTCAGAGAGAACGTCAGCTATTTCAGACTTCTCTTCTTTAGGGGCCGCTGATTTCTTAGACATCTTCTTAGGCTCTTCAACCTCAAGAATATCGTCTTCCTCGGAAGCAGTATCGGCAACAACTTCTTCAAATGGATTATCATCTGAAGAGTCATCCGATGCAAACCCATCTACCTGTTTGAACGGTGAAATGGACTTTCTTGGAACGTAATTTGTAACTTGCACTGCTTTTAGGCGTAGAGAAACGCCTGTTCTATCTTTATCGATAGAGTATGGTACAAAAACAACCGCTACGTTTACTGTACTACCTGTAGTAAGCTCAAAACCCTCGTCTAGTTGCTTGTTCTTCGCATCGTATTGTGCGGGTGCGGGAGTCGCATTGCCGTTGTAGGCCGCAGCAAGCTTAGACTTAAAGGTGAAAGTACCCCCATCCTCGTCTTTCTTGAAAGGGTTCTTGATCTTCTCAGGCCAAGACTCTTCTTTCTGGCTTGCGTAAGCGTTAGACATTGCCTTCCAAAGATCCTGTGCCTGACCTTTGTTCATACGAAAATCTATTTCGTACTTCGCTTGGTCATCAGTAGCATCGCATGGGACACTACGCTTTTCCTTATTATCAAACCGATAAGGGCGGTTTATCTTAGGCCACAAAGCCTCTACATCTTCAACGATGTACTGTAGGTTTTGGTTCTTATCCATTGCGTTCTCCTAAACGTCTTACTGTAAACTTACTGAATGGAATGAATATATCAACGAAGCTATCGAAGATAACTTGTATGATCAAACCCCTCTACCTCTTCAAACGGAGATACAACTTTGTCTCCCCCTCTGACTAAGGTTATAGCCTGTAAGGTGTCGGGATGCGATTCCAGTTCAGCCGCTCTATTCAACTCCTCTTCGTCTAGCACACGCATCGGACGAAATCGAAGTCTTGGTATGTAACCGTCCTTTTCAAAACCCATTCGGGTTACAACCGTTATTGCCGAGGTATTGTATTCATTCAAATGCCTAGCGTAGTTTTGCATCGACATCCATCCGCTACCCGCAGGGCCAAATAAGCTAGTGGCGGGTAGTTGGAGTTGAAATACCTCTTCCAAGTTATCCTCTAATATGACCGCAATACGCTGTGAATATTTACACGCTCTTGCATTGTTACCGCCAGATCCTTTTATATTATGCGGGCAATCGATACAACGCCCTGACTGTTTATGCGTACTAGCCACATCTGGGTCAGGTCTTTGTGTATCGGATGACCAACAAACAGGTGCTGTTGGTTTATTAGGGTCATATTGGTTTGCATAATATATTCTGGAGACCCTACCCGCGTTAACAATCACCACATCTAAAGTATCAGAATCAAATATATGCGTTTCAGTCCCGTCGATAACTTTACGAAACTTACCTTCTCTTAATGAAATACGAGCAACCATCAGAAATCTTTATCTAAATCCTCTAATACTTCTTGTGGATCGACTTCATTAACTGCTTCTTCAAGCATGGGTTCTTCTTTTGCCTTCGGCTGTTCGCCTAACAGCGCATCTGATATAAGGTTTAATTCAAACCTAAAGGTCTTACCTAGTTTTATGTAAGTATTCTCTGGGATGCTACCGTTTCGTATCCATGCTCTGACGGTGGATTCAGATACCTTAAAGTGTTCTGCCACCTTCCTTAACTCAACAAACTCTCGTTCTTCGGACATCATGCCCCCTTTGCTTTTCGCACGCCTATCGTGTATTCAGAGTTAGACTGAACACCATCAATGGTTGCTTCTGGGTTATCTTCAAAGAACTGTTCTAAGTTGTTCTGGTGAATCCGCGCTTGTAGTAATTCGGGGTTGCCTGTTTCCTTAATAAAGTCATAGACCTTACCCCAATCAGTAACAAAGTAATTGCTTTTCACTGAACGATAGAAAGTCCCTGCCTCCGTCTTAACGCTCTTAGCCCCTGTTTCATTGCAATGGTCAAGAAAAGCCTTCTTTATAACATCCTGTTGGCGTTCAAGTTTTCCGTCTTCTTCTTCCCATTCTTTTTTGAGCTTCGCTCGTTCGGCGCGTATCTTAATGAAGACTTCAGTAGCCTTCGTTAGATAGTTAGTATCTTGCACACAAATCTCCGTACTTTGTGGTTGGGAACCGAGTATAGTGGTATCTAATAGGTTATACAAGTATTTCTTTGTATAAATCTATCATTTTTGTATGTACGTCAATTCTATTATCAAGTAATGAATAAACACGCTTTTCTATGAAGGAACCTTCTAGTTGTACCACAGTGCATTTATGGTCTTGCCCTGCTCTATGCACCCTAGCGTTTGCTTGGGCATAAGTTTCCAAAGAGCTAGTCGGCCCCCACCAAACCACTGTGTTGGCAGCGGTTAATGTAATGCCGTGAGCAGCAGCTTGTGGTTGTATCACAAGGACTTGTGGAGAGTCGGTTTCTTGGAATCGTTTGAATATATCAGTACGTTTATTGACGGATACATCCCCCCTGATTATCTCCGTAGGTATACCGTCTTGTATTAACTTATTAGTGAGAACGTCAATAACGTGTTTGAACGGGACAAATACTAATACTTTCTTACTAGACTCATCGATAACTTCCCGTAGTACTTTATACCTATGCTTGATATCAAACTCTAATGCCTCTCCGTCATCGGTGTATATGGCACCAGAGGCTATTTGCAGTAGTTTATTCATCTCTACAGCAGCGTTTACAGCGGTAATTCGTTCTCCCCCTGCCTGTACTACTAGCTTATTCTTTAGTTCGTTATAATATTTTTTCTGTTGCCGCGTCATTTCCACGGTTCGCTTGGTGTATATCATGTCAGGTAGGTCAAGACATTCTTCTTTTGTAAACCGTATAGCGGGTTGAAGTGCTTTAAATACAATGTCCGTAGCATTAGGTCTTGGAACCCATTTAAAATTAGTTACCTTGAACATAACGGTGTCTCTGAACCCACTAAAAAAACTAGGTACGGTATTAGGGTTAATAAGTTTAGCTAGGCCATAAGCATCAAGAGGAGATTGTGCAGCAGGGGTGCCCGTCATCATCCATAACCATGTGTTAGGAGTAACTAATTTGTTAAGGACTTTCCACCGTCTAGTTTGAACATTTTTATAATGTGTCGCTTCGTCTGCAATTATTAAATCAAACCCGCCGTTTGCTATTACATCGGATACTATCTCCACTCCGTCATAATTAATTATGATGAACTCCGCTCCCCCCTCTATTATTTGTTTACGTTTAGTAGAAGATCCATAAGCGATATCAACTGAACGGTGCATAGCAAATGTAAACAGATCCTTACGCCATGCTGAATCCATGATGGATAGAGGACATATTACCAAGACACGTTTTATACGGCCTTGGTTCATAAGATAATCTGCGGCCCATATCGCACTAGCGGTTTTGCCTGTACCCTGCTCATTAAAGCAGAAGGCTCGTTTATTCATGGTAAGAAAGGAAGAAGTAGTTTTTTGGTGATCAAAAGGTTTATGTTTACCTGTCCATTGGTATTGCCCTTCGATTGGGGAGGGGACTTTTATGTTAAGGTTCTTTAGTACGTGCGACTCGTCAACTCCCCAGTTAACTAGTACTTTGTTTCCTGATAACTTCTTACTCTTAGGTATAACATCTGTTACTTTTTCCGGGTTACGTAGGTTTAACAGTATTGCCTTGTTATCTATCACCTGCATTTACTTCTCCATGCACAAAACTACATCGTAAAGTGGTCTCCACAATACGAACTATATGCCGCCTTTCGTACCCACGGACGGCGCGTGGTGGGTTTGCCCTCGAAGGGGTAGGGTGGGCTTTGTACTAAGCTTTTCTCGTAGTGCGCTTTCTTGGTTTCTTACCGTTACGACTACGATTCTTACTTTTACTTTCTATCTTATACCCATCGGCATTTGTGCCGCCCTTACTTAACATCTTCTTATGGCTAACGTCCTTCCCCTCTCGCTTGTCAGCCTTACCATTCTTATTTTTATCACCGCCTGATTTCTTAGCGGCCTTATCTAGTTCCCGTCTGGCGCGTTGCCTCTCCATACGGTCTTCATGTTCCCCGCGTTTCAACTGGAGTTGATACTCTCGTTTGTAAGGTCTTCTCTTACCTTTACCTGTTTTCTTATACACTTGTTAGTTCCTCCCGTTGTGAGGACATTCTACCACTACGCAATGGTTTCGACATAGCCCACTTGGTTTGGGATTCCATACGTCATTATCATACGCCAACTGCATGGTTGTAAAATCAGAAAGCCATTTTTCCCACATATTTTCAGCATTATCTGAACTATATGTGTCTTTTATGAAGGCTTCTGCTATCACGAATAGTAAGCCCGCTCTAACTTCTTCTACAAAAGGGAAATGTTTAAAGGTAGCTAGTGCCATTAACTCTAGCTGCCCCTTGTCTGCATACCTAGCAGACTTACCTGTTTTGTAGTCTACAACCCAAGCTATCTTCTTATCGACATCTAGTATAAGAAGATCTACTATTCCGCGCCACCATACGCCTCTCGCTTTAAATCCACAAGGGTCTAGGCTTTCAGTCAGCCCCATCTTATATTCACAAAGTTTATCGCCTTCCTTATTGTTCAAAACATCCAATGCGGCCTTGGCGAATAGAAACTTCTTGGGTAAGTCCTTACCGTTACGTACGTATTCTTCTGCGGCTTTATGGAATTCATTACCGTAGTTCATCGCAAAGCTAATGGGTTCTTTATAATCTTTAGCTACCTTCAAATGGTAGAACTGTTTAGGGCATTGCTCAAAAGACTTTATCCTACTGTATGACCAAGGGGAGGCACTCATATATGAATCTTATTCATCACAATTATGTAATCTTGCGGAGGTATTTGTAGCTGGCTGCATACACGAAGCTGCTTATCAGTCATCTTCTCCACCGCGTTTTTTATCTGCCTCCGTCTTTTCTTAAGGTACACTTCATTAGTCATCTACTACCCCCAATTTCATACTTTAAACGATCTATGATAGTTCGACTGTCGTTATAAGCCTGTACCTTCTCGTAATTACGGTTCCAAAATATATCGTCACTCATCCAAAAACCGTGTGTATTTTTTACCAGAGCAAATCTTATATTGGGAAATGTTTCTTGAAAGTAATCTCTTACCTCTTCAGCGCGTTCCTTTTTAGCATAATGTCCATCCATAAAAGGTGTACCTAGAAACAATATGGCATACATCTTATATCTCCTTACTCTCCGAAGGAGTCCTGCTCTTGTTAAACGACTCTATCTCAGCCTTATTAGGAATCCAAAATATATTCTTTCCTAACCTAATTTCATGGATAGTTTTCACTATAGCCAAATCAATATTAGGAAAGTTCTTTACGTGCGTTTCTTTAGCTTCGTAAGCATCTTGCACCGAATCATAATGCCCGTCTATAAAAGGCGTTCCTAAAAACAATATGTCGTACTTACCGTTCATCGTCTTCTCCCCTTAAAGGTACTACATTACTCCTACTGTAGAATTCCATTGCTCGTTCTGCGAATACTGATTCATCTATATTATCCGATAAGGCCGCATTTATTCTATTTACGGCAGCTATGTGCTGTTTTCGGTTCGCCCAAAATAGTCTGTCGGGTATAACAAAATCATCATCCACCTCCAGAACGGCAATATGTATACTACGAAACCTTTGTCTATGCCTATCTCTGGCTTCGCACGCAGTTTGTTTATCGTGGTATTTACCGTCTATAAAACTGCTACCATCACCATTTATAAAACCGTCCATTACAACTATAAAACTCATTCGCATTCTCCATAAGACCTTCCCACAAAAGCCTCACAATCCAAAGGTAACCCTTCGGCCCAATCTGGAACCCAACGCATATACATCTCTATGT